ACGAAAGTGCCGAAGCCCCCTCGTGACCTTTATCTCGAACACGCCGAATGGTTTTGTAGAAACCTGGAGGACGCGTTCTGTATGAGGCCAGTAGAGCAGTCCGTGGTAGTCCGGACATCAGAAATTTGGCGCAGCCTGGCCTCACGCTGCACCATCGAGGCGTTCATGAAATGGTTCTACGCCTCGAGCTTCTCCTACATCACCCATCAAGAGTTCCCGCCTTTCCCAGGTGACCTACAGGGCCGCACCGTCGACAAGTGTTTTAGACTTGCGTTCGGAGCGTCCACGGTCTCCCGGTTTTACAGGTCGCTCTTGTCACGTTCCCGAAATAACTTGGACCAATGCGCGCCGGGCTCTACGCATGCGTGCACAAAGGCATCGCGTGCGCAGCGTCGAGCCGCACTTATGGTCGCAAGTACAATCGCGAACATGAAGAAGGGTTCTCCCTGTCCTACAGAGGAGATGGTGTTAAAGACGCAGGAGAAGCATTCTGTCGGTCTCAGAGATCGAGTTAAGGGCATCCGACAGTATTCTTGGTTGGAACATAGCGCGCGAATAGATCTAGATAAGCTCTGGGTAGACACCCAACTGAAGGATGCACTTCCCTTCCCGACAAACAGGGATAGGCAGTTGCTCCGCAGTGCTATCAAACGTTACGAAAACGCGCTAGTTCTCGACCAAATGGACATTCCAGAGGTGGACGACTCACGACTCGCACAGTCGGTCCGTGAGGTCTGCCGACAAGTCTTCTCGAAACGCGAATTTCGGGAGGGCTCCGCGTTCCCTAGCATATCGGGACACTTCGATTCATCTCGAAGGCTCTCGGGTGCCGCCAAGGTCCTACAAGGGTTCCTTCCGGTCGTGGTCGACAACGATCTCGTCTCTATGCACTACCACCCACATTGTGGGGTGGTGGTGCGCAGGGGCAACGTCGTTGAAGTCCTCGCATCGGAGTTCTTTAAGCGTAAGCGCAGTTTTGACTGCAAGCCTAGCTTTATTTTGGAGCCCCTAAAGGTACGTGCGGTTACCGCGGGTCCGAGCCTCGAGTATTATAGCGTTATGCCACTTCAAAAGTTCCTTTGGAGGACATTGAAGGAACACCCCACCTTTGAGCTGATTGGTACCCCAGTCACGGCAGAGATTCTCTCTCGCGTGTTGCTGGGAAACAAGTATACCGATCAGAGACCTACTGCGTTCCTGTCGGGAGATTACTCAGCGGCGACGGATAATCTTAGGTCGTTTCTTTCGAGAACGGCCTTCGATGAGATCTGTACGCTGCTTCGAGTTCCTTCGTGGATGCGGCGGGTCGGTTCTAAAGCTCTCGTTGGTCATAGGATCCATTACCAACTAGGAGGAATGAAGGGTCAGGTGGTCGATCAGTGGAATGGGCAGCTAATGGGTTCGCCCCTAAGCTTTCCTATCCTCTGTATCGTAAACGCTGCCATCTGCAAATTATCATTTGAGATGGATGATATGAATCTCATGCAAGAGTCGAAGCACGGTGCTAGGTTATCTTCTCTACCACTTCTTGTTAATGGCGACGATTGCGTCATGACCTATACCCTCGGACAGAAGCAAGCCTGGGAGCGCGTTGCCGCGCTTGCAGGAATGGAGCCCTCCGTCGGTAAGTGCTACTGGTCATCACGCTTTCTCCAGATCAATTCGGAGAATTTCATCCTTGAGCGGGACGATGAGGGCCGTTATCAGTTCGAGTCGGTTCCTTACCACAACTTTTCGCTGTGCTCTGCACAAAAGGCGAAGGGTGGTGAGGATCGACATTGGTCTGATCTCGGCTCGTCGGCGCGTCACTTCATAAAGGGTTTCGACCCGAAGGAGCAAGATAGGATGATTAGCGTCTTTATACGTCGCCAGCGGCCCCTGCTGAATAAGGCGCCGGACAAAATTTCCTGGTTTCTCCCTGAATGTCTCGGGGGGCTGGGTATCCCGTGGTTACGGGACCCAGCCGAGCTCGAGAAGGAGACGACGTATCGCCAGCGACTTCTAGCCACGTATTTGCGGGGCCGGATAGAAGCAGGCGAAAGTCCTTTGCGTCGAGGAATGTCCGCGCAGATACCGATTTGGGTTCAGCGAGGTATGCGTGAGGCCGCGAGGTGGGAGATACCCCTGAAGGGATCTCTGGAGGAGATTTCGGTTCTTAGGTGCGCGAAAGCCGACACCTCTGGAATGGAACCATGGATGTGGCGTTCTCTACGTAACGCCGAGGGCAAGGACTTCGAGGTTCAAGCTGCCGAGGACACAGCGACCATCAAGGGCTGGTTCAGAGCATGGGAGCAATCCCTAAAGCTCTGTAACTTTGCTCGGTCTGCTGCTGAACTGGTGGCTTACCTCCCTCCGAAGTTTATTTTACCAGGTGGTCTCTCAGCTACGCTGTCCAAGGCGAGCAATGACCATCCTAGGCACTTAGTTTCTGGCTTTTCAGCGCAGGATCTGGTTCGCAAGATCTCGAAACCAGTCAGCACGGGCAGTCCATCCCGTTGAGGTGATCAACCTCACGATCAAAGGCAGGGTTTCTGAAGTGGAC